TTCCAGTTGAAGGATTGATGACCTTCTTCCTGGTGTATTGCTTCTGGATCGCCTTGACGTAGGCGAGGCCCTCGGCCGGGGGCAGGTCGCCCGTGTCGATGTAGTAGGCGTACCGACTCGGCCCGCGCGTCAGCTTGGTGACGAGGGCCGTGTCCTCCAGCATGATCAGGCGCTTCCAGGCCCAGCGGGCCGAGGCCAGGATGCTCGTGCCGTAGGCGGCGCGCTCCGTGCTGTCCGAGAGGCGCCAGTGGGCGACCTCCCAGGGCTCGAAGACCACGCAGCCGCCCGTGGGGGCGCGCTGGGGGCGCGGCGTGGCCAACGCCTTGTCGAAGTCCTTCTGGCTGATCGCGAACCGCCCCAGCGGGGCCTGGACGTAGCCGAGCAGGGCCCCCTTGGCCTCCTGGATCACGCGCATGGTCGGGGGCTGGAGGAAGTTGAGGCCGACCACGCCGCCCTCGGTGACGAGGATCTCCCCGTACTGGTCCCCGTACTCGGCGAGGGAGCGGGCGAGCCCGTGGATGTGCGTCTCGACGTTGAGGCGGCGCGTGAGGAGGTCCTCGAGGAGGTCCCGCACGAGGCGGTCCGCGCTGGAGGCCCACACGGTACGCCGGGAGGTGGAGTCGGGGATCGTCGCGTCGTCCGCGTAGACGGTCAGGGCCGCGCTCGTGAGGTCGTAGCAGGCCATGGCCTCGTAGTCCACGTAGCGCTCGAGCAGCTCGTCGGACAGCTTGAGGGAGGCCGCGAGGGGGGACTGGCTGTCCCAGGGGGCCGCGCCCGCGCTCCCGCCGCCCAGGAGGCCGCCGTAGCCGCTCATGGCGTCCGTGGCCGCCCCGGCGGGCGAGGGGGGGATCGCAATGCCCCGCGCCGCCTCGAGGTGCTTTGCCTCGCTGCTCTTCTTGAACCAGCCCTTGACCTTGTCCAGCATCGCCATCGGGGTCGCCTTTCGGGCGTCAGTCGACGAGGAACGGCAGCGGGGGCGGGGCCGCCCGCGGCGCGGTGGGCGCGGCGGCGGTGCCCGCGCGCACCCAGGCGTCATCCTCGGCCTCGCCCTCCCCCGACGCTACTACGCCGATGGGGGTGCGCTGTACTTTTTTCAGAAGGCCGGCCACACAGCCCGCAAGCGCGTCACTGCAATCTTTTGAACCGGCCACTGGATGATCGACCTTGCCGCGCACGCGGTCGTGCTCCAGGGCGCGCAGCTCGAAGAGCAGGGGCTCGTAGGGGTACAACTCGATCCGCCGCTCGTAGATCGCGCTTCGCAGGGCCTCGTAGGGGGCCATGATCACGTCCACCGAGAGGATCTCTGCCGCCACGCCGCGGCGCTTCATCTGCTGCAACGTATCGGCGCTTTGATAGGAATCTGTGGAGAACCCGATCAGGCTGAACCCGTGGTCCATGATCTCGTAGATGAGGGCCCGGACGTCGGCGAGCTGGATCTGCTCGCCCAGCGGGGGGCGGATCTGGAGCATGAAGTCCACGACGATGTGGGGCGCGCGGTCCGCGTACTGCTCCCCGCCCGGCGTGCGGCGCACCACGTCCACCCACCGTTCTATGTGCGATAAACAAAGTCCCGTGCAATCGCCTGAGAGCGAGGTGTCCAGGTGGAGGTAGCGCAGGGCCGTGGGGTTGCGCTTGGGGCGCCACGCCTCCTCGGTGTAGCCGCCGGGCAGGCGCCGCGTGTAGGGGGTGGCCAGCTCGTGCCAGTGGATCGTCAGGGGGTCGCCAAAGCGCCAGCTGGCCACCGAGGCGGGGTGCCGCCGGCGGGGGTCCACGCACGCCGCGATCCGCTCGGGCCGCTGGATGAAGGCCGAGATCGCCGTCGTCGCGACGCCCGCGATGTCGCGGATCGCGTTCTCGAGGTCCCCCTCGAACTCGGCGCGGTACTCCTCGGGCACGCGGATCACCCGGGCGCCGTCCGGGATCTGGTCGGGCGTCAGGGTCTCGTCGGGGCCGAGGATGCGCGAGCGCAGGGAGCTGCCGCCGCAGAGCACGCCGAAGCGCTGGCCGCTGAACGAGCCAGGGGGCTTGCACTCCCAGGTCGCCGCCTCGAACACGTAGACCGAGGAGTCGGTCTGCGCCGCAATGACGCGCCGGTCGATGAAGCTGCCCACGGTGTTGGCGCTCGAAATCATGACGATCATGCCTGGCAGATCGCCACCCGCGGTCATGAAGCGCGACTTGATGCGCCGGGAGAGCGACTGGTAGGCCATCTCGGCGCGGTCGAAGTGCGCGAGGGACTTCGCCGCCCCGTCGGCCGTGCTGATCTGTTGCCGCTTGGCCTGAACGAAATTCATTTCGTCAAGCGAAGCGCTGACCACGTTGCTGCCTATTGTTCGCTCTGCGTAGTATGACGCGATCGAGAGTTGCACGTTGTGGGGGAACTTGGTTTCATCCGGCCCAATGTGGAAGGGGAAGTGCTCGTGGAAGTAGGGGCTCAGTTGGATCTTCGCGTCGATCGCGCTCTTGAGCACCTTCCGCGTCACCGGCAGGTTCTTGGACATGATCACAACGGACATCTCGGAGCCGGGCGAGAGGCCGTAGGCCGCCTGGGGATTGATCAGGCACGACAGCTCGTAGAGCAGGCGGCACATCACAATAGATAGGACCGTGGTCTTTCCGTAACCCGTTGAGCCACCGAGGATCACCTCGCGATACCGCGCGGAGACCTCGAAGATGTTGATCAGCTCCTTGCGCAGCACGGGGTAGAGCGTCCCGCAACTCTCCCCCAGATAGTAGGGGTCGTCGATGAACGTGGCCATGTCCACGGGCTCACGGGCGAAGCGGTGCTGGTGGAGGATGGGGCCGAGTCCGAGGTCGGCATCCTGAGCCGCCCCCGTCAGGCAGGCGTCGAGCAGGGCGCGCTCGTCCGGGTCTAGGTGGGCGATCCGGCGCTGGAGGTCGGCCCGGCGCTCGGCCGGCGTGCGCAGGGTGCGGACGCGCCCCTCGTCGGTATGGGTGATCACTCGCCCTCGGCCTTGGGCGGGGCGCTCAGGATGTCGATGATCGGCCCGCTGTCCCCCGTGTCGAGGTAGCCGTAGGCGTCCCCGTTGTCGGTGACGTCCTTGATCTGGCGCAGGATGTCCAGGACCTTGCCGCGGGCGGCGGGGCGCTTGAGGGCGGCGGCCACCCCCTCGCCCCAGCGCTGGCGGGCCTGCTCGACCGTCTCGGGGCGCATCACCACGCTGGCCATGTCGGCCCGGCCGTCCAGGCCGATCCCGGTCTTGACGGCGTGCATGCGGTACACGAGGTCGGCCAGGCAGCGCACCTCGGCCCCCACGGCGGGGACCACGGCGTCCACGCGCTCCTCCTGGCGGAGGCCCCGGTCGATGCGGGCCCGCTGGAGGGCGTATAGCTCCTCGAGGCGCCCGTACTCCAGGGTCTCGTCCTCGAGCTTGGCGCGCACCCAGCTGGCGATCTGGATCTGGGAGCGGCTCAGGAAGGCGGCCGTGGGGATGCGCTCGCGCCGGTAGTCGGCGAGGTTGTCGGCCAGGGTGTCCCGGTTCGCGCTCGGGTACTCCCCGTTAGTCTGCTGGATGAAGTCCGCCACCTCGGGGGTGCTGTAGCCCTCGGCGAGCATCTGGCGCGCGTGGGGCCAGCACGTGAGGGCCTCCAAGCGGACGAAGGCCGGGCGCACCTTGACCGTGGGCACGGGCAGGGCGCGGATCGCGGGCAGGCCCTTGACGGGCGCCTTCTTCTTGTGGGGGGGCTTGCCGCTGGGCGGCAGGGAGTCGCGCATGGAATACCACCTGGTGCTGCTGGTGCCACTACGGCGCCACGAGGGCGCCCAACATCGGTCTACGCCCTAGGCTAGCCGGGGGCGGCGGCGCGGTCACGTTTTGCGAGAGTCCGGCACACGTGTGCCGCCGAGGGTGGGCTAATCGGGCAGGACTTCGGCGCGCAGGGCCGCAGCGGTGACCCGCGGATCCGTCGCCTGCTTGAGAAGATTGTAGAAGTACACTTGGCCTTTTGCCGTGACCATCGTCGTCTTGGTGAGCCGCATCAACCCGTCCGTGTCCAAGCGGGAGCCCTCGCGGAGTTGCAGCCAGCCGTAGGTGATGCCGCGCTGCGTGGGGATAATCGCCCCGTCGTGGGCGCGCATGACTAGCTGGCGCGTGAACATCAATTCGAAGAGCGCCTTGCGTGTGATATCCCGCTTCAAGAAGGCCGACAGCACCTTGGCCAGTTCGCCCACGAGGATGCAGTCCTTTGACGCTTTGAACTGATCGGCGAAGGCCACCTTGGGCGCGTCCACCTCGACCTTAGCGGCCAGCTGCTTGACCTGTTTTTCGGCCACCTGCGCCCGATCGTACTGCACGCTCCACGCGCGGGCCGATTCCCCAGGGTCGCGGAAGTCCGGCAAGCCGATAAGAGTTGGATCAGCAGGGATTGCCCGCGGGTTCACCGCCACCCCCTGCGACCAGTACGCCCACAGCGCATCATCGCACTCGTTTTGATAGGTTAGCACCTTGGCCGCTATCTCGTCTTCCATGCGACTTGGTTGGAGGGTCATCAACCAGCCGGTCAATTTTCGGAGCGGCATGCAAACGGACTCTTGATCGCCCTTTGTGGAAGGTATTGCTATCATGGCAACACCTCCCCAACGTGCTGATTCTTCAGTCAATTTTCGACATTGTGCTGGCCATGACAACCCCATGCCATCAACAATTTGCTTCATCGCCACATAGGGCTCACCACCTCGATCGACGACCACCAGACTCTGCCCGTGAAAATCCACCGGATCTAACGGGCGCACAACGATCGATTGCTGTTCATTCATGAGGAACCTCGTTTGTTGATGGTGCCATTGCGGCACTGTCACGTGCGACCACTATACGCCTCACAACACATCGCGGACAAGGTTGCTTTACTGAAAAAGGAACGGCCACGAAGACGTGACCCTTCGTGG